CAAATGCAAATTCTTACATTACCTGTTTAGTTTCTAAAACTTTTGAACCTAATTTTAAGCCCACTTATTTCCAAATACCGTATATTTATTCAGCATGTGACAATTTAGTTAATGGTATTTATAAAGAATCTTCTTCGGTAGAAGATAATATTATAATTACAAAATATGAAATTCCTTATAAAAGACAAAATAAAGAAGAAATTGTAATAATTACAACTTATTTAAACACTTTAACCAACATATTATTTTATGAAGTTCCAAGCGAGTTTACATATAATAGTTTGAAACAGGCTTCAGTTGCAGTAACAACTTTAAGTGATGGTAGTTTTTCAGGAAAAATAGCAATTCCTACTACCTTTACTTCGTTATTATTCCCACAGTATCCTAATCGTTTTTTACCTTTTACAATAAATCCAGATTCTGATAATGTAAATTTAGCTAATCTGAAAGTCAAATCTAGTTACCAAACTACCTGTAACGGAACTCCGCTTGGCGGCGGATGTTCTAGTAGTGGTTTAACTGAAGATAATTGTGCATTTTATTATGATTATGATTTAGGTAAAAGTCGTGGAGTGGGTGAAGGAAAAGAATGTAGATGGAATGGAAGTTATTGTAGTGACGGAGGTCCTTATTGTAATAATTTACCGGTATGTCCTGGTAGTATTAGAGAATCAGCTTGCGGAAGTGGTGGTGGATGCGATGTTGATTATAGTTCAAGAAGTGGTGCATATTATCAATGTGTTCAGGGTACAGGAACATCTAGTGAGCAATGTTATTCTGGTTCTCAATGCCAAGAGCCATAATTTTATTTTATTAAATTCCATTAAATATTAAATTTGTAATAATCGCTAGATAAGGTTCTAGTAGCATAAGATACAGCAGGGTTTTGAGGATTTGGTGCATCAATTGTAACAAGACGATATCTCAAATTATCAGGTTTCAATACAAAGGCATATCCATTTAAATTAAAAAACATATCGCTTTCTTGAAGATAAGTATCAAATAATTGATAACGCATTGCAATCATTTGTGTTCCAGTTTCTCTTAGTACAATTCCACTTGGATTATCTGGATCAGTTCCTTTATTGGGCATTCCAATAGTCATACATTTTTTATTAAATTCAATTAATTCGCTCATATCAGGACTATATGCAACATCATAGTAATTCAATGCTCTCATGAATAATGAATTACTAGTCATATTTATAAATTCTAAAAATTCTTTACATTCTAAAAAGGAATTATTAATTCTATCTACTAAGATAACTACTTTTCCTGCTAAATCTAACAATTTTGTTTCGCCCAAATTTTTCCCTTGATCTTCATAACTATATTCTTTACCTAATAATAAATTATGGTAATTTTCTAATAATTTCGCAAAATTCTGATACATTTTTTGGTTTTGTGATTTGATTCTTAAATGTATTATAATTGGATCCGCTGAATTAGGTGCTGTTCCTGTGGAAAAAGCGTAATCTCTAATTATATTCATTACATCACTAAAACTAACAAAATTATAAGTTTCCTTGATAAAGTAACTATCTGCAGTTGATGTCGCGACAACAGGATTATCATCTATGGAATAAATCTCAAAATCTAAACCTCTAACACCTTGTTTTAATAAATCTTTTAAAACACATGTATTTACAAAATCATTTTTATACGAACCGCCGCTACATGCATTGTAAGCGGTTTTAATATAATAATCTCTCAATAAATATTTACATTGAGGATCAGCGGAATTAATGGATCTTATTTTCCCATTTAATTTGCTGTAAAGAGCATCCATTGAATTACACTCTTTAGTCGGTAAATTTCTCATATAAAAATAATATAAAAGTGTTAATAAAATAACTACAAATATTACAATGACTAACATCAAAATCATGGTAGACTCCTTAAGATTAGCCATGTAATTCATTAATTTTGTTGTTATATTTTTTTTATCAGTTGAATTATCAGACATAATTATAATTTATATTATATTATATTATATTTATAATAAATAATAAAAGAATATATTATAATGATTATCAATAATATATCTAATTTTTCAAATACATCTAATTATCTTCCTATTCTAAATGCAATCATTATAACCGATTTATTTGTTTTATCTAGAGTAGTTTTTAGACAAATTAATATCAAATCCCTCAATGAATGGTATAATAAATATGGGTTATCTGCGATTTTAACAGATGTTTTAAGTATTATGATTGGAATAATTCTAACAAGATTTTTGTATCCTTTTATATTTAATAAATTCAATATTATTTTATTTTGTATATTAGCTGTGTGTATTCAAGTTACACATGATTTACTATTTGCGGTTTTATTTAATGTCATTCCAAGAGGGTATAGTAAAATGTTGGATACTTTTAAAAATTATGGAAATGAAGTCGGATTTACTATTTTAATTGCGGATGCTTTAATGATGATTTCTAGTATATTGATAGGTTCTTGGTTAAATAATTTAACTTTTAATACAAATTTGATTTTATTAATTGTTTTATTATATATTACTCCTTATTTTTTGTATTCTATAAAATAAAATGAAAATGAATGAAATAAATGATATTAAAATATATATTTAAAGTTAAATATATATTTTTAATATATAACTTAAATATGGCTGGTGGTCTAATGAATTTAGTTTCTGCGGGTCAACAAAATATTATATTAAATGGAAATCCTACAAAAACTTTTTTTAAAAGCACTTATGCACAATATACTAATTTTGGTCTGCAAAAATTTCGCGTAGATTACGAAGGTTCTAAAACTCTGCGTTTAACTGATGAATCCTATTTTACATTCAAAATTCCCAGATACGCGGACTTATTAATGGATACTTATTTATCTGTTACTTTACCGAATATATGGAGCGGTATTTTTCCTCCAAGAGAAAGAACTTTAGAGAGTGATCTAGCTGGTCAAAATGATGTAGGACAATGGGCTCCCTATGAATTCAAATGGATTGAAAACATAGGTGCTAAAATGATCAATAAAATCTCCATTACATGTGGAAATTATACACTTCAAGAATATTCAGGCGACTATTTACTTGCCGCAGTACAAAGAGATTTTAATACTGAAAAAAAGGCACTATTTGATAAAATGATTGGAAATGTTCCTGAATTGAATAATCCTGGTAGTTCTGGATCGCGATCCAATTCTTATCCAAATACTTATTATAATGATAGTCCTGCTGGTCCTGAACCATCTATTAGAGGACGAATCTTATATATACCATTAAATAATTGGTTCAGTTTAAAAAGCCAAATGGCGTTTCCTTTGACATCTTTGCAATATAACGAACTTCAAATAAATATAACATTCAAACCAATCAATCAAATATTTCAAATAAGAGATATTTTAGATGAAATAAATAATTTTCCTTATGTTGCTCCAAATTTCAATTTATTTTACATGCAATTATATCGGTTTTTACAACCTCCACCGGATGTTTACTTAGGAATAGATTCTTTTACAGATATAAGAACAATATGGAATGCGGATATACATTTGAATTGTACCTATTGTTTTTTATCTAATGATGAAGAAAGACTATTTGCTTTGAATGAACAAAAGTATTTAATTAAACAAGTACATGAAACGAAATTTTACAATGTTACTGGAGCAAATAAAGTGCAATTAGATTCAATTGGAATGGTTTCTGATTATTTATTTTATTTTCAGAGAAGTGATGCGAATTTAAGAAATGAATGGTCTAATTACACCAATTGGCCTTATAGTTATTTACCTAAGGATCTCGTACAGGCGCCAACCGATGGTACGTATTTGGTTTCAAGAAATGGAACAGCCACTTATATTGGTCCTGGTGTTAATGTAAATGGAAAATTAACAGGTTGGATGATTACTCAAACGTATTCGCCTGATAATGATAAAGATATTTTGATTGGTCTGGGGATTTTGTTAGATGGTTCTTATCGTGAAAATATACAACCGGCTGGTGTATATAATTACATAGAAAAATATACAAGAACAAGTGGTAATGCACCAGATGGA